AGCTTCGCCCTCATCGAGCTGTGCATCGCCATCGCCGAGGGCAAGACGTGGCTGGGCCGCTTCTCCTGTGCGCAGGGGCGTGTACTTTATATCAATCTGGAACTTGATAGGCCGTCCTGCCTGCACCGCTTCAAGGACGTCTATACCGCGATGGGCCTTGCGCCGGACAATCTGCGGAACATTGACATCTGGAACCTGCGCGGCGCATCTGTCCCGATGGACAAGCTTGCCCCCAAGCTCATCCGCCGGGCAGGCAAAAAGGGCTACACTGCCGTCATCCTCGACCCCATCTACAAGGTCATCACCGGCGACGAAAACAGCGCCGACCAGATGGCGAAATTCTGCAACCAGTTCGATGTGGTCTGCCGCGCGCTGGACTGCGCCGTCATCTACTGCCACCATCATTCCAAGGGTGCGCAGGGCGGCAAGCGCAGCATGGACAGAGCATCCGGCTCCGGCGTGTTTGCCCGCGACCCGGATGCCATGCTGGACATGACTGAGCTGACCATCACCGACGCCATCCGGGAGCAGCTGCACAACAAAGCCGCCTGCCGGGTCATCAAAGCGATGCTGGATAAGCGCGGCCATGCCGACGCCTACGGCCCGGATGACGCCCTCAGCAAGAGCCGGATGCTCACCATCGCCAAAGAGAAGCTTGGCCTCGCCGACCTGCGGGCCATCGACGCCGAAGTGGCTGCGGCTCAGAAGAAAGCCGACAGCATGACTGCCTGGCGCATCGAAGGCACCCTCCGCGAGTTTGCAAGCTTTGCCCCGGTGAACCTCTGGTTTGACTATCCGGTGCATAAGCTGGACAGCGGGCTTCTGGAAGATCTGCAGCCGGACAGCGATTTCCGCACACTGGGCGCAAAGGGCGCGAGCCGCCGCTGGGGCGATAAGGCCAAGCAATCCAAGGACAGGAAGGCTGAGCTGGACACCGCTTTTGAAGCCTGCATGATGGACGGTGAGGTCACCGTCTACAGCCTCGGTGAGTACATGGACCTGAAGCCCCGCACCGTCAAGAACCGTCTGAAAGAAGACGGGCGCTTCTGGATCGACGGCGAGAAGGTTGGTCGCAAGGAACCCGGCAGCAAAGGTTAAACGCTCTGTTATATTTGCAATTACATTTTGTTGTAAAAATGCAGAAATAGCCGCTATTTTGCACGACAGCAAAAACTGCAAAAATGCAGAAATAGCCGCTATGACTGCAACATTTGCAGTGCAAAATAGCCTATATATAATAGCATGACTGCACTGCAATGTGTGATGGGGTATCCCAGAGGATGGGGCGACCACAGTCCCCATCCTCCGGGGACCCTCCCCATCACGTTGGCCGCTGATACAAAAAAAGAAAACGAGGTACGAAATGACCACACAGTTTTTTATCCCCATGCGTCCGCCCACCACTACCCATAACGCCAAAGAGCTTCATGCCTACATGAAGGGCGGCAAGCCCTGCGCCGTGCTGCATGACAGCTCTGAACTGAAAGCCGCCCGCGCCAAGCTCCACGCCTACCTTGCGCCCCACGCCCCTGAGCAGCCCATCCCGACCGGCCGCCCGGTGCGTCTGCTGGTCAAGTGGATGTTCCCCGCCGAGGGCCGTCCGGACGGCAGCTGGCGCACTTCCAAGCCCGACACTGACAATCTGGAAAAAGCCCTCAAGGACGAGATGACCCGCCTGCACTTCTGGCACGACGACGCCCAGGTGTGCAGCGAGATCGTCGAGAAGTTCTGGGCCGACATCTGCGGCGTGTTCGTGCAGGTGGAGGAGCTGGCATGACCTACGAGGAAAAGATAAGCTGGCTCTCCCGCTATCGGGAAGCCGAAAAGCTCTATCAGCGGCTCTCCTACCGGCTGGCAGAGGCGCAGGAAGCCACCCGGCACATCACCCAGAACCTCAGCGCCGCGCCGGGCGGCAGCAAGGATGGGCAGAGCCTCGCCCGGGCAGTGGAGCGTCAGGAAGAGGCCGAGCGCCGCGCCTACGCACAGCTGGCAGTTCTTGATGCCTTGTTTGCGGAGATCGATGCCGTGCTTGTGCAGCTGGACTCCGCCGAATACTGCGCTCTTCGCAAATACTATCTGGACTGCCTGAAATGGGAGCAGGTAGCCGCAGACATGAATTTCACTTCCCGTGGCATTTTCGCCCTGCGCCGCCGGGCCATTGAACACCTGAAGCTCTGAAACTGTGCAGTATCCGTTCATTGTGCATTCACTCTCTTCCGGTGTAAAATGATACCATCGGCAGAGCCGGAAAGGCCACCCGATACACGCAGCCTCCGCACCATGTCCTCCTTGACGCTTGACCGCATGGTGTGCGGGCTGCTTCTATTATGCCGCCTGAGCGCAATTTGGTGCGCGGCGCGTGTGACCAGACACGGCTGGTTCGATTCCAAGGGCGGCACCATGACGCTGCGCCCCGCCGCAGCAACCGCCTGACGCATGGCCTGCAAAACCGCTTGGGGCTGGCGTGCCGGATGGGAGTCCCTCCTTCTCCCCGTGAGAGTCCGGCACACCACCGGAGGCCCCGGAATCCGCAGTGGGTTCAAGGATACCCCACCGGATGTGCGTCAATCACCCTGCACAGAAATGTGCGGGGATTTTTTATGCAAGAGAGGTGGTAAGGATGACCGACAAGCAGGAGCGTTTCTGCGAGGAATACATGATAGATCTGAACGCGACCCAAGCGGCCATCCGCGCCGGATACAGCCCCAAAACCGCGAATGAGCAAGGCTCGCAGCTCTTAGCAAAGCTTAGCATTCAAAACCGTATCGCCCAGCTTCAGGCTGAGCAGAGCCGTCGCACCGGCGTGTCTGCCGACCGGGTGGTGCGTGAGCTGGCAAAGATTGCCTTCGTCAACGCCGCTGACCTCATCGACCCCAAGACCGCCTCTCTCAAATCCGATGTCAGCCACGATGACCTTGCCGCTGTGCAGTCAGTCAAGGTCAAGACGTTCGGCGAGGATGGGCTTGAGCAGGAAGTGAAGCTGGCCGACAAGCTCCGCGCGCTCGACCTGCTGGGCAAACACCTCGGGATGTTCAACGGCGCGTCTGGCGATACCTCCGATCAGCTGGCCGAAGCACGCAAGCTCTTGGGAGGGATGGACAGTGTTATCGACTAAACAGAAAGAATATCTCACTTCCTGCTCCCACCGCTGGAATCTGAAAGTCGGAGCCACTGGTTCCGGCAAGAGCTGGCTGGACTATGCCGTGGTCATTCCCCAGCGCCTTCTGGCCCTGCGGGGCGAGGGGGCGGCCGTCATGCTGGGCAACACGCAAGGGACCCTCAGCCGGAATGTTCTGGACCCCATGCTGGAGATCTGGGGAGAGGCCCTTGTGGGGACCATCAGCAGCGACAACACGGCTCGGCTGTTTGGCCGCCGGGTGCACATTCTGGGTGCGGACAGCAAAAAGCACGTTGCCCGTATTCAGGGCATGACCATCGAATACGGCTACGGCGACGAGATGACGACTTGGGATGAAGACGTGTTCCAGATGCTCAAGAGCCGCCTGTCCTGCCCCCACAGCCACTTCGACGGAACCTGCAATCCGGAAAGCCCCTCCCACTGGTTCAAGAAATTCCTCGACAGCGACGCGGACATCTACTGCCAGGCGTACACCATCGACGACAATCCGACTCTTCCGGCCCAGTTCGTGGCCGACCTGAAAAAAGAGTATACCGGCACCGTCTACTATAACCGCTTCATCCTCGGGCAGTGGATGGCAGCCAACGGCGTTATCTACCGCCTGTTGGCCGACAGCCTCGCCGCCGGGGATGGGCGTTTTTTCTGGCCCGCCGAGAAACAGCTGCACCCGTGGCGGATCCGTATTGGCGTGGACTTCGGCGGCAACGGCTCGAAGCACGCCTTCGTGGCGACCGCCATTCTGCCGGGCTGGTCCGGCGTTGTGGGGCTGGCGTCCCAGCGCATCGACCCGGTGGCGCAGGATGCCGACTATCTGGCCGACAAGCTCATCGAGTTCTGCATCGCGGTCTTTGCCCGGTATGGGGAGATCCAGTACATCTTCTGCGACAGCGCTGAGCAGACCCTGATAAACCATATCCGCGCCCGCCTGCGCCGCTGCAAGCTGAGCTGGCTTGCTGACCGGGTGGAGAACAGCGCTAAGATAAAAATCACCGACCGCATCCGGCTCACCTGCATCCTGATGGGCGGCGGACGCTTCTGGCTCATGCCGGAAGCTGCCACCCTGCGGGATGCCCTCGCTACGGCCCTTTACAGCGGCAAACATCCCGGCGTAGATGAGCGCCTCGACGACGGCAGCACCGACATCGACACACTGGACGCCTATGAGTACACCATCGAGCGCGATTTCAAGAGGTTGACGAACACATGAACATCACCGATTTTCTGGATCATCTGCATAAGACGCGCGGGTGGCAGCTGGATGCCGATTACTACAGCCAGATCGAGACATGGCGGCAATGGTGGAAAGGCAACGTACCCGGCGTTCATACCCGCGCCGCCAAGTATGCCGACGGTACCAAAAAGCGCACCATCGCCTCCCTGCGGATGCCCAAGCGGGTCTGTGAGGACTGGGCAAATCTGCTGCTGAACGACCGCACCACGTTTCAAATCGCGGACGCAGCCACCGCCCGGTATCTTCTGGGCGACGATGAGCAGCAGGTGGGCGGACTGCTCCGCGACCTGAATTTCTGGACGAACGCCAACGCGCTGGTCGAGAAAGCATTCTGGTCCGGCACAGGCGCTTTTGTTTTGAGCGTCGAGAATATGACCGTCGTAAACGGCAAGGCAGTCCCCAGCCCGGACGTCCGGCTCCGGCTGGACTACGACCCGGCCCCCTGCATTCTCCCCCTGCGGTTGGAGCGGGGCATCGTGACCGAAGCGGCCTTTGTCTCCGAGTGTCTGATGGACGGCAAGCCTGCCATTTACTTGCAGACTCACACCGGAAACAAAAAGAAGCGCACCATCCGCAACGAATGGTTCCGCGTCACCGACTCCACGTCCGGCACGCCGGTGTTTTCTCCGGTCGAGAAGCCCCCGGAAGGCACGGTGGAAAGCGTCACGGTAGAGGGCTCCCCGCCCTGGTTTGCGCTGTTCAGCCCGGGTGCTGTCAAGAACCTCGACGGCGGCAGCGGGCTGGGCATGAGCGTCTTTGCAGAGGCGCTGGAAGAGGCGCAGGGCGTGGACCTTGCCTTTGACAACTACCGCGAGGACATCCGCCTCGGCCACAAGAAAATATTCTACAGTTCCGACATCTGCCGCAAGGTGGTGGACGATAAGGGAGTGGAGCACTCCATCCCGCCGGACGACGATGTCGTGAGCCAGTTTGTGCATCTGCCCGGCAAGGAAAGCAGCCTCGACCAGCACAGCGAGTACCACGAGTACAACCCCGACCTCCGCGTGGAGCAGAATCACCGGTCCGTGCAGGATATGCTGAACCTGTTCTCCTTCAAGTGCGGGCTGGGCTGTCACCGGTACGATTTCGAGAATGGCAAAGTCACCACGGCCACCGAGTACAACGGAAGCCGACAGGATCTCGTAGCCAGCGCCAACAAGAACCAGATACCCATCGAGGGCGCTCTGATCTCCATCATCCGGGCCATCCTCTGGGCTGCAAAAGACTTGCAGAAGGCTACAGTCGTCCCCGACACTCCCATCTCGGTGAACTGGGACGACAGCTATATCACCGATGCCGAGACCCGTATGACCCAGATGAGGGATGACGCCCTCAGCGGCTTACTCCCCCGCTACAAGTATCTTTCGGCCCGGTACGGCATCTCCGAAGAGGATGCCCGCCGGCTGGCGCAGGAAGCCAAAGACGAAAACCGCCAGCCTGAGCTGACCTTCGGCGGGGGTGCCTGATGCTGGCCCCGGACTACCTCGACCACGCCCCCGACCGGCTCATCCTGCTCTGGCAGCAGGCCGAGGACGACATCCTGCGGGACGTGGCCCGGCGCATCGGCAAGATGGACGCTCTGACACCGACGGCCAACTGGCAGCTCTGGCGCTACCAGCAGACCGAGGCCGTCCGCAAGGATGTGGTGAAACTGCTGGCCCGGTATACCGGCAAGAGCGAGGCCGAGATACTCCGCCTGATGAAGGAGGCCGCGACCGCCGCACTGGAAGCCGAGGACGAGATCTATTACCATTACGGGAAAGAGCCAACGCCCTTCGAAGAATCGACACCGCTCCAAAACCTGCTCAACGCGGGCTATCGGCAGACGGCAGGCAGCTTCTCCAACCTCACCGCCACCACGGCCAACACCGTCTCCGGGGCTTTTGAGCAGGCGCTGGACAGGGCGTGGCTGCAGGTGAGCAGCGGTGCGTTCGACTACAAGACCGCCGTCAAGCGTGCTGTGGACGGCCTTGCCGACTCCATGCCCTACGTCACCTACCCCAGCGGCCACAGAGACACGCTGGAGGTGGCCTGCCGCCGTGCCGTGCTCACGGGCGTGAACCAGACCGGCGCAAAGCTTCAGGAGGCCCGGATGGACGAGATGGGGGCCAGCTTCGTCGAGGTGACGGCCCACGGCGGGGCGCGCCCCAGTCATGCCGTGTGGCAGGGCAGGCGCTACCACCGGGGCGGCGAAGCGGACTATCTGGGTCAGCACTACGAGGATTTCGAGTCGGCCACCGGCTACGGCACCGGCGCGGGGCTCTGCGGCTGGAACTGCCGCCACACCTTCTTCGTGGTGTTTCCCGAGCTGGGCAGCCCGCCCGCATGGACGCAGGAAAGCCTTGAAGCCCTCAACGCCCGGGACATCGAGCACGACGGCAGGCTCTACACCCGCTACGAGATCAGCCAGATGCAGCGCGCCCGGGAGCGGGCCGTCCGCAAGTGGAAACGCCGGTATCTGGCCGAGGACGCCGCCGGGGCTGACACCACCGCCAGTGCCGTGAAGCTCCGGCAGGCCCGGCAGAGCCTTGCAGACTTCACTCGGGCCACCGGCGGCAGAGTGGACAGCGCCCGGACAAGCGTGCATGGGTTCGGGCGGAGCGAGGCAAGCAGGGCCAGCTATGCGGCCCGGAAACAGGAGCGGTTCAATGCTGCAAATACTGAGTTGCAGCAAATGCGGGAAGCTGGTACAATAAAGGCGAAAGGTCGGCTCATTGAATCCCCGTCTGCTCCAAATGAGATAAATTTTGCAAGCGACCACGTCTTGCAGCGCTGGGCTGAACGCGGTATGGGGCCAATGGATGCCGAACGCATCATCCGTTCCTCTAAGGTCGCAATGTCCCAGCGAAACGGTACACAGACCTGTTATTACTCTGAGCTGGGCTTTGTCGCCATCGGACAAGATGGCAATGTATCCAGCATCGGCCCGCTGGATGAGGGCGGAAAGAAATTGATGGAGGTGGTCAAAAAGCATGGAATTCCGCATTCGTGATGATGTGAAGCTTGAAGAATGGTTTTGTCCCATTTACAACCGAAAAATCGACTGCGGCTTGTGCTTCGACATTTCCAACATCGGCGATGATATTCTTTGCCTGAAGGGCGACGATAAGCCGCCTTGCAGCTGGGATGAAGCCCACAAAAGCTGCCTCAAGTGTCAGCACTATGCTGACTGGGACTAACAACCAAATACCGCGAGCGTCTTTGCCCATCCGGGCAGGGGCGCTTTTTTCATGCCGTTTTCGCTCATATTGGTCAGAGCAGCTGCCTCGCAAGCAGCGGGCCGCCGGTTCGATTCCGGCAGACGGCACCATCGCGGCGGGCAGCGCGTACCCTGCCCGGAATCCATGCGGAAGGCGAACCGCGTCAACAAACCGTAGTTTCACCCAAAGAAAGGGGTTTACTTATGAAGCGTGAAGACGTAAAGGCAAAGATTCCCGGCATCACCGATGAACAGCTCAACTGGCTGATGAGCGAAAACGGCGCTGACATCAACCGCGAGAAGACCGTCGCCGAACAGTTCAAGGCCCAGTTCGAAAACACACAGGCCCAGCTCAAGACCGCGCAGGACGGCCTCGCCAAGTTCGACGGCAAGAAGACCCCGGACGAGTACGAGGCCGAGCTGACGAAGCTCCGGAGCGATATGCAGGCACAGGCAGACGGCTTTGCTTTCGACTCGGCCCTGAACACCGCCATCATGGGAAAGAAGGGCCGCAGCGTCAAGGCTGTCCGCGCCCTGCTGGACATGGAGGCCCTCAAGTCCTCCAAAGACCGCACCACCGACATCGACAAGGCGCTGGAAGAGGCCGCGAAGGCCAACCCCTGGGCTTTCGGCGAGGCCGCAGAGGGCGGCGTCCGCGTTTCCAGCGGTGCAGAACACGGCACTCCGCCCACCGGCGACACTGATGCTGTCACCGCAGCATTCAAGGCAATGAACCCCGGCATCAAGATCGACTGATAGAAAGGAAACATTATGGCACACGAAGCACAGGTTCGTTATTCCAAGCTGGTTGACCTCAAGCTCCGGGCGACGCTGGTCAAGAAGGTCGGCGTCATCTGCAACAGCCGCTATGAGGGCAGCCCCAAGGCCGGTTCCGTCAAAGTCCCCGTCCGTGACACCGAAGTCGCTGTGAACGACTACGACAAGCAGACCGGCGCAGAGCTGACCGGCGGTGATACCACCTATCTCACCGTCAACATCGACAAGGACAAGGCCGTCAATGAGATCATCGACGGCTTCGACGCCGCCAGCGTCCCCGACGATCTGGTGGCTGACCGTCTGGACAGTGCCGGTTATTCTCTGGCGCTGCAGGTGGATTCCGACGGCTCTGCGGAGCTGACCACCGCAGGCACGTCCTTCGGCACCACCACCGCCCTGACCGAGAAGACCATCTACGGCAACATCGTGGACGCCCGCACTAAGCTCTCCACCGTCCATGTCCCTACCGAAGGCCGCTGGCTGTTGGTCTCGCCCGAAATCTATGGTCTGCTGCTGAAGAGTCCCGAGTTCATCAAGGCGTCTGACCTTGGCGATGCTGTCGTCCAGACCGGCGCTGTGGGCCGCATCGCTGGCTTCACCGTCTTTGAGGATTCCACCCTCGGCGAAAACGTGGAGTACATCGCCGGTCATCCCAACTGGTTTGCCTTCATCGACGAGTGGGCCGTCCCCGTCTATGTGCAGGACCTCAATGGTTCCAGCAAGTACATCGGCGCGTCCGCAGTCAAGGGCCGCAAGGTCTACGCCTTCAAAGTCACCAAGCCCCAGACCATCCTCATCAAGAAGAAAGCGTGACCGAACCTCTCAGTCTGCCTGCGGCAGCCAGCTCCCCTAACAGGGGAGCCTGAAAGGAGCTGATTTTTTGAATTACTGCACCTATGACCAGTATGCAGCCGCCGGTGGCACGCTGGACGAAGCCGCCTTTGCCCCTTTGGCCGCACGGGCGTCCCGGCTCATCGACCGGATGACCTTTGGTCGGGCCGAGGGCCATGCCGCAGCGTGCGAAGGCTGTGCAGAGGCACTGGCGGACGCCTGCATCCAGATCATCGACGCAGCGAACGCCATGCAGAGCACCTGCACGCCGCCCGGCGTGTCCAGCGTCTCCAACGATGGCGTGTCCATGACCTTCACCTCCGGCGCACTGGCCGAACGGCTGGCGGCAGAGGCGCAGGCCATCCTCGCCAACACACTGGGCAGCGACCCGCACAATCTGCTGTATCGGGGGTGTTTCTGATGCAGACGCCCGTCACAGTCGTCATGCTGCTGCACGACACGGCCACCGAAACCGACCAGCCGTTCTGCAAGGTGCTCACGGGGTGCAGCTGGCGGGAGACCCGCCGCACCTCGGCCTCCGGCGACCCCCAGAGGGTGGTGCATATCCGCCTCCCGCCTGCGCCGGGCTATCTGCCCTATCCCCAGTGGGCGCGTCTGCCCCCGGCAGAGAAAGCTGCCCACTGGACGCTCAAGCGGGGCAGCAAGCTCCTCTGCGGCGCTGTCCGCAGCCTGACGGAGGCCGAATACGCCGCCCTCGAAAAAACGCACATCTGCTGTACGGTGGCGGACGTCTCGGACGACCGGGGCGTCCCGCTGCCGCATTTTCATGTGGAAGGGAGCTGATGACCGATGTCCAAGCCCATTTTTGACCAGCCCTACGGCCTGAAATATCAGGTGGACAGCATCCGGATGGAGTTGAGCTGGCGCCCCGACTTCGGAGCAGAAAAGACCGCCGCCCTGCAAAAGGCCCAGTTCGCCCTTGCGCAGGAAGCCGCGCGGCTCATCGACAGCTACGTCCCCTTCGACACCGGCCAGCTGAAAAACAGCGTGCAGACCGCTTCCAAGTATGACGAGGGCCTTTTGGTGTACAACACCCCCTATGCCCGCAGGCAGTATTACCTCCACGCCGAGGGCACCGACCTGCGGGGAGACACCGGCCTGCGCGGCTCCTACTGGGGGCAGCGTGCCTTGGCTGACTACGGCGAGGCGCTGGCCCTTTTCGGGACTAAGGCCGTCACGACCTTCTGGGGAGGGATGGGCCACTTATGAGCGAGAAAGCCACCATCACGGCCATGCGGGAGTGGCTCAAGACCTGCCCCCTCATCGCCGAGGAGCAGAGCGAAAACGGCGCGGCCTTCCGCATTTCCGGCCTCTCGCCGGAGCCTGTGGCCGAGTTTTCCATCGAGGACAGCCCCACCGACCCGGTGACGGCTGTTTTCTTTTCCGGCCGCAACCTCGCCAAGAGCTACATCTTCGTCAGCCGCCGCGACTACAGCGAGGCCCAGAGCGTCCAGATCGCAAACAGCGGCTTTTTTGAGCAGCTGACCGAGTGGGTGCTGGCCCAGAACGACCGGCATCACCTGCCCCGGCTGGGCGGCCGCAAAGAGCCGCTGCGCGTTTCGGTGACGTCCAGCGGCTACATCGTCGCCGCCGAGTCGGGCAGCTGCCGGATGCAGCTCCAGCTCCGGCTGGAGTATTACCAGCCCAAAGGCTGAATCGAAAGGAGTTTTCTTATGACTGTTACCGAAGCCGTCAAGCTGTCGGGCCTCACTCCCAGCGCCGACTATACCGGCGTCGAGACCACCGACGACTTCCTGCTGGCCGTCCAGACCGAGGCCAGCCAGACCGACGTGAAAAACTGGGTGGTCTGTGCCGACCACGTGCGGGAGCACAGCGGCGCACTGAACGCCTCCACCACGGACAACACCTACATCCGCACCGGCCCTGTCACCACCAAGGGCAGTGTCCAGCGTACCCTCTCCATTCAGGGCGACCGCTACGTGGGCGATGCTTTTCAGGACTTTCTGCTCTCCCACAAGATCGCGTTCGGCTCCGGCCAGAGCGTGGTGGTGCCTTATGTTTACTTCTCTCTCCGCACCGGCAAGGGCGAGAAGGGCGAAGGCGCGCTCATCCTGACCAGCGATGTGGGCGGCAGCGCCGGCGCGAATGCCACCTTTGCCGCCGATTTCAAGGGCATCGGCACCCCGGCTGAGTTCGACTATAACACCGCCATCGCGGGCTGAGAGAAAGGAGCACCGATAAATGCTGATCCATGGACAGGAATTTGATTTTTCGCTTCTGAACGCCAACGACCTCGACCGTCTGGAGGACGCACTGGACGAGATGACCCGGGAGGGCGAGGCCGAGACAGCCCGGTGCGAACGGGAGAATGTCCGCCTGGGCGACCGTCTCCGCGCACAGGCCCGCGTTTCCATGCGCGGCCTCGACAAGATCTTGGGCGCAGGGGCATCCGCCCGTCTGGGGCTGAACGAAAACGATGTCAGCCGTCTGTACGACGTCCTCGACGAGATCACGCAGGCAGCCGCTGCTGAGAAGGCTCGTTATTCCCGTCCGGCGGCCGTCCCCCAGAACCGCGCCCAGCGCCGGGCTGAGAAGCGCAAGAAGGACAAGCACAAGCCTCCTGTGAACTATCCGGGCCAGCCGGTGTCCCGGAGCGAGGGCTTCTACCCGCAGGCTGTCCCCGCCGCCCAGATGGTGGAGCGGGTGGACAAGGCCGCACGCCGCAAGCAGCTGCTGGATGAGCTGGCTGCTCTGGAAAATGGCTGACATCCTGCTGGACAGGCTGCCCCGCGCGTGGGCAGGCAGGCCCATCGACTGGGATTTCCGGCCTATGGTCTGGTTCAACGGGCAGTATCTCCGACTCCCGGAGGACGAAAAGGGCCTGCCTGAGCTGGCCCGGGAAACCATGCGCCGGTTTTACCGCGTGGCCGTCCCGCCGGAGGAAGAGGTGGACGCTTTCAAGGCTCTGGTGGAGTTCTACACCGCGGGCCCGGCAGAGGCCGACCGCCCCGGCAGCAGCCGCACCGAGGAGCTGGCGCTGGACTACGTTACCGACGGCCCCGCCATCGTGGCTGCGTTCCAGCAGGCTTACGGCATCGACCTCACCCGGGCAAGGCTCCACTGGTGGCGGTTCAAGGCCCTCATGTCCAACCTGCCCGAGGAGACCCAGCTGGCTAAGATCATCGGGTTCCGGACGGCTGACCTCGCGCAGTTTCAGGGCGCAGAGCGGGAGCGGCGTGCCGAGCTGAAGGAACGCTTCGCCCTGCCCGCTGCCCTGCGGAAAGGAGGCGGTCGCATTGTCACCCTGCAAGACCGCAACGAAGCCTTTGCGGCCCGCTTCCGGCGCTGACCGCGCCCCGGTTCTCTGCCCCCTGTGCGGCCGGCCTCTGCCGGTCTGGGCCATCCCGGAGGCCCGCGCGGAGGGCATCTGGGTCAAATGCAAAAACCCCGCCTGTAAGCGGGAAATAGAGATCAAACTTTGAGTCTGTGCCCTTTGTGCCTGCGCTCTTTTTCGTAAAGAGAGGTGGACACATTGGCCGCAGATTTTTGCATTACCGGCGAAGTAAAGCTCAACAGCGACCCGGCTGAAAAAGCCACGAGCAAGTGGACGGTGGCCGCAGGCCAGCTTATCGCGGACTTTGCCAAGAAAGCTGCATCCAGCCTGCAAAGCGTGGTCAAGAGCGGTCTGGACTACAACGCCCAGATGGAAAGCTATCTGACCAACTTCAAGGTCATGCTGGGCGACGAACAGCTTGCCGCCGAGAAGCTGGAAGAGATACGCCGGATGGCCGCAAGCACGCCCTTCTCCCTGTCCGACCTGACCGAGGGCACCCAGACCCTCTTGCAGTTCGGCATCGCGGCGGACGACACCACCGGCGTACTGCAACGTCTGGGCGATATTTCGCTGGGCAACGCGGACAAGCTCCAGACTCTCGTGCGGGCCTACGGCAAGATGTCCAGCGCCCAGAAGGTCACGCTGGAAAACGTCAACATGATGATCGACGCGGGCTTCAACCCGCTCAATCAGATCTGCGACGCCACCGGCGAGAGCATGAGCGCCCTCTACAAGCGCATCTCGGACGGCAAGGTCAGCTTCAACGAGCTGGAAGCCGCCGTGGCTGCTGCCACCAGCGAGGGCGGGCAGTTCTACAACGGTATGCTGGAGGCCAGCCAGACCTTCAACGGCAGGCTGTCCACCCTGACCGATAACACGAAGGCTCTGCTGGGTGCGCTGTCTGATTCGTTCTATTCGTCGCTGTCCGACCTGCTTCCGGTCGCAAACGATGTTGTTCTGGCACTGACGGATGCGTTTACGGAGGGCGGCGTCCCTGCAATGATGGACACCGCAGCCGAACTGCTGGACAGCTTCGCCGACGGACTGATACAGAAGATACCCGATGCTGTATCTGCTGTTTCTGACCTTCTGACTGAGCTGCTTAACTATCTGGCAGATCATCAGGATGATATTTTCGACAGCGGTGTCCAGCTGCTGGAAAATCTCATCATCGGTATCACGGACAGTCTGCCAGACCTCATCACAGCGGCAGCGAACCTTATTGCCCGGTTTGCCGCTGCCCTCGTTTCCCATCTGCCCGACATTCTGAAATGTGGTGCAGCAATGCTCACCACACTGGTAGACGGCATCTTTTACAGCATCGAAAATCTGCTTGAGGCCGCCTATGCCTGCATCGCCAAACTTATCGGTGCATGGGACGGCAGCATGGAGGAATGGGGACATATCGGCGAAAACATCGTCCGATGGATTATTTCCGGTATCTCCAATCTGTGGGGGACGCTTACTTCCTTTGTCCAGCAGAAAATCTCTGCACTCATCAACGGAACGACCGCCACAGTAAGTGATAGCATACAAGAAACTGTCTCCACTAAGTCCAACACCACCACGGACGCAGACCGTCAGCGCCGCCAGCAACTGCATGAAAGCCGCGTGCAGAGATCTCAGGCATCCACCGGGACTACAGACGCGGCGGCATCTGCCACCGCTGCTGCCGCTGCAGCCACCTCTGCCGCCAAGAGCACAAAACAGGCTACGGCGGACATCATCAAGTCCGTCAGCGACACCACCACCGCAGTCAAGGACGGCGTGACCACCACCACCGAGACTATCACCGAGACGCTGTCCAACGGCACCACCCAGCAGAAGCAGGTCATCACCTCCACCAGCCGCCAGATGGTGGACGGCGTCCTCAAGGACGTCAAGACCGTGGAGACCGTCGCGGCGGACGG